TTTAGAGTCATTAAGAACTCTAATTTGGTTGTTTCTGTTTTTTCTTTCATATTAAACGTTTTTTAGTTTTAAATCTTCTTTTTTCTTTTCTTGTTAATTTCATAAAAGGGGTTAAAAATTCAACCCACGCGTTGTCATGTTTTGGTAGATACTTAAAAATTCCATCTTTCATCATCATTCTCATTAAGTTTTTATAACCTCTACCATCAGGGTCTAAATTTTCTGTATGGTACTGTTTAATTATTTCTTTTGAGTCTTCAGTTAATAATGGTTGAGACAAATCTACGAGTTTTTTATTTATTATAAAAAATTCTTCACCATAAATTCCTCTTTTAGTTTTACCTGAGAGTAAATTTTGTAATGCTCGATTGTCTTTATCATTTTTATGTAGCTCCTCCGCACGTTTTAAAATATCATCAATAGTTACGACACTATCAACTATTTCGGGAAATAACTTAACAAATGTTTTTTCTCCCATATAACGGATACCGTCAATATTATCGGATTTATCTCCCGATATAATCTTAAATGTTGATATGTTTTGGTGAGGGATAGATATATCCTTTAAAGGGACTAAATCTCCATTTTTAAGGGTTATTCTCTTCATCGGTTGGTACACCTCCACTTTGTCCGATATAAGTTGTGTAAGGTCTTTATCTGAAGAATATATAGTCTTATACTCGTTTTCAGATATTTGACAGTAATAAGCAATTAAATCATCACTTTCAGTATTTTTAACAGAAACTTGTCTGATAAACATTTCTTCAAGATAAGCTTTAACTTGTTGTACTTGCCACTCAAACGATTCTTTTTTAGCCTCATTTAAAGTTTGCCTACGATTACCCTTATAGTCTGGTGAAATAAGTTTTCTTTGGGATGAGTTATTCTCCCCATCCCAAAACACAATTACTTTATCATGATTGTGTTCATTAAGAAACTTTTTGATTGTATTGACAAAATGATAGATACCTCCAATATGTTTACCCTCATGATAGAAATCTCTAACTCCATGAAAACCTATTTTAAATAAATTATTTCCGTCAATTAATAATGTTTTAACCACTTTTTATGCGTTAAATTGTTACACTTCCTGTTTTTCTTCTTCTAACTTAAAGTCACCTTCTACTCCAATGACTTCTTTCCAATACTCAGATTGTTCACCTTTGTATTTTTCAATTGATTTTTTTTCTTCACTACTTTCCTTACCTGCTAAGAATCCGTGTGGGGTTACAATTATTTTCCCATCAGCATATCCTAATCCATTAATGTGATTTTTCATTACTGATATTTTTGTTCTTGAAGCGAACTTTACTTTTCTTTTGTTCTTAACTGCAGATATAGTGGTAGTACCCGCATCTTTTTGATTACCAAATAAGAAAACTAAAGAAGAATTTAACCAAATCGCTTCACCTCCTTTACTCTTTATCTTAGGTTGCCCAAATGGGTTATCAGGAAGTTGTACCCAAGGTTGATTAACAATTAATAAAGTATTCTCATACTTAGAATCCGCTCTACGTGAGCCCGAAATTCTTTGGTTGATACCCATACCTATCTTATCCGCTAATGTAGATGCGTTATGCATTTTACCACCTTTACCGTCAAAAGTCATTTTACATGGTACTGAACCTACTGAATCCCATAAGAACAATAAGTCATAGTCTAATTCACCTTTAGACTGAGCGTCTAATAATTCATTAATAAAGTCAGTTATTTGTTCTATATAATTAAAATTATTATTAAAAATAAAGAAGCCGTCCCAATCTAATTCACCTGTTTCCTCATCAACTACTTCATCACACTCGAAACCCATAAGTTTTGCGTGTTCAAAAGACCATTTTTGTTCCGTAATAATGAATACAGGTAATATACCTTTTTTCTGTGCATCTACTGCCGCTTTTACTAACGCAGTTGTTTTACCCGTATCTGAATGCCCTAAAAACATATTTAAATGACCTATTGCTGGTCCAGGTAATCCAACAGCATCTAAGAAATCCTCACCCAAATCAAAAAACCTTTGTGGTTTGTATTTTGCGGATGTAGAAAATTTCTTTTTTATACTACTAAAATCTTTTTTCTTTATTGCCATATTTTTTTTTAAATTGATAAAAATGGTGACGACATCACTGTCGTCACCATCATCATATTAGTTGTTATTAAAATGGTAAGTCTGTGTCTACACCCATTTTTGATTGTGGGTCAGTAGTCTCCTCAGTTTTAGTTGATTCATTTGAACCACCTAAGACTACTTCAGAAGAGTCATCACCATATACGTACTTCTTTAGGTCACTACTCCATACAGGTGTTTCACCTCTCGCAATCGCCTCTAAATACTCTACGGGTTTCTGTGCATAAACATCTTGCCATGTTAACTCATTAGTCATCCATTCTTTCATTTGGGACTCATCCGTATGAATAGCACATGGGTCATCATACATAACCGTTTGTACTACAGTGTACTCAATACCTTTAGGTGTTTTTGCCTTTGATAGTTCGACCATCAAGTCACGTCCCTCATTAGCGTCGGTCACATCACCCTTTGCTTTCCAAATTGGAATAATTTTATCTAAGATACCTTCTTGTTTGTAATTATCTTTAAATCTCCAAAATTTAGGTCCGTGGTCCTCATTATCTCTGTCGATAAGTTTTACAATGTAAAATTTACGTGGACGATACTGCCTAGCTAAATCTTTATCGGATTCTTTACCTGTTGAGATTAGCTCTTCGTAAACCTCAGTAAGAGGTGAACGTTCTCCGTCATTTTTTCCTGGGTCGTAAAGTTTTGTCCATTTACCATCAATCTGTACCTCATGATACCACACTTCTTTAAAAGGTGATGAACCGTCAGGTGTTGGTAGTATACGTACTCTTTTCTGTCCCGAACTCGTACCTTTTGGTAAATAAGTCGTGAAATAACGTTTTAACCTATCTTCTTGAGAGATAGATTGTTTTCCTGTGTTTGATTTTGAAGTATTTTGCTCATACTGAGCCAATACCGCGTCTAATGCATTTGCCATAATTTTTTTTTCTCTGTTATTATTTATTTATCGTTTACTCAATTATAATATAACAAAGAAAGTCATTAAGTCAAATAAAAAAAGACCATTTAGAATGGTCTTTAATTTTTATTTATAAAGTTGATATAATATATAAGGGGTGTTAATATTCGTTTTCTAATGGTGCATCAAATGAATCTTTAATGTCTCTATCAGTGTAGTTCTCAACTTCATCGGAAGTTAAAACATATTCATTTTTACCCGTTTTTTCCATATCGGGACCTTTGTCCATAAAGAAATCAGTTAACTTTTGATTATACGGATAACTATCTAAACTTCTTAATTGTAATTTTTCTTCAGGAGATTTTTGACGATACTTTTCTACTTTATCTTCTAAACTATTAATTTTGACTAATATTTTATCCATATCAGATAATTTAGAAGTGAGGTCATTTAACCTATCCATCATACTATCCATATACTCCTCTTGTTTGGTAGACATATCTTTTTGAGTCGTCACTAAATCAGTGATATCTAATTCTTCAGTACCACTTTCTTCACCACTTAATTCAGATGTAGGTTCACCCACAACTTCCACTTCAGGGTCAGACTCAACATCGACAGGTTGTACATCGTCAATATCAAGTTCAGAACCATCTAACTCAACATCTTCACCTCCACCTTCAATTGGTTCAGGCAAATCAGTTTCTTGCTCGCTAATATATTTGTTAATATTATTATATTTACTTATCTCTTCTAATATTTTCTTATCTACAGACATTTTGTATTTTTTTTTAACCGTTCAAGAGTGTTTTTACCCCGTGAGGTGTTTCAACTCTTAAAGTCCTATTTAGTTTCATAGAATTATCAACTCTTTCTATAAGGCCATCTCTCATTCTTACGGTATAACAATCTCCAGTATCTAAATCACAAACTTCTTTGTAACCATTACCCGTATTTTTTTCAGTTATTCTAGTGTCTTTTGACAAAAACTGGTCTAATAATGCTTTAGTATCCATAATCTTTTATTTATAAATATACGATAAATGCTCTTTTTCTTAAATTAGTTTCTATTCCAAGTGTTTATTTTAGATTTAAAAACCGCCTCAGCTTTATCAAAAAGTTGTTTTGATACGCTATTCGCATTTAAATCATGATTAACTGACGCAATAATCGAATCATCGATATTACTACCCGCAGTCAATTCTTTATCCATAGTAGTAAATCTAAAGGTATAATACCATAAGTATGCAAATGTTTTAGGTAAATTACCATTTATTGTTGTATTAACTAAAAATGCGTCAATTATTTGTTTATACTGTGAACATACTTGACCCATAAATTTAATTGAATCGGCTGGCGATTTAAATGATAAGTATGGTACCGCATAGTTATTATCATTTACACAGGTTTGTTCTTCAAAGTTAATTGTCCATCTTGCGTTTTCTTTAAGGTTTTTTAAGTTGAAGTGATTATTGTTTATACTCTCCACATTAGTACCATTACCATTTTCAACATAACCCACCCCAAAAATAAATCGTTTTACATTTTCATTAAGATTACTACTTCCGTCAATTAAAGTTTTAAATTTAGTCTGAGTAATACTTTTTCGTGTAATATCAACATAAGGTTTATTAATTTTTTGTACCGCAACACATTTTTGATTGTCAACAATTTGTGTTTTTGCCCCACTCTTGGTTGAACTATTTTT